AGCAATTTACCCCAGCTGCAGCAAGATCAGATATTGGCTTTATCATTTCTGAAATCGCTTCCTGGCGGGCAGGCTCTGGCTGATTTTGTGCTTCGGGGAATGCAAGTTAAGCAAGAGCAAAAGGGAGGACTAATAGATTTTGCTAAAGATAAACCTCCAAGGATAGGAGATGTGGGACTTTATGGTTTACATGATAAAGAATTTGTTATTTCCGCCCAGGATAAACTTAATTTTGCAAAAAATTTATATGCAGGAGGTTTTGGTACTGGAGCAGGTGGGGGAAATATAACGATTGTCAATGCACCGACACAACCAGTAACCAACCTATCACAAAATTCAACAAACATCAATCAAATCCAAGTGCCAGAGTCCGCATTAAATAATGAACGTACTTTTAGGACAGTGACACATGGACAAATGGCTCTTGCTTAGGCAGTTGCTGCTAATTTAGAGAAATAGTTAAGACCTTCCTCATCCTCATTTTCTGCCGTAGGGGGAACATAAGGTTGAGCAGCCTCTGTTGGAGTAAAAGGTTTACCACCATCAAATGGAGGATCGGCTAGTTTTGGACTTGGTTCACCAGCCACCGTCGGAACAGTAGCAGTTCCAAGAATCTTATCCAACTTCACTTTCAAATCATTATAAGACTTAAAGTGTTCAGGAGCAAGAAATTCCTGAAGTGAATGTTGAGTCTTCCAAATCTCTTCCATCTTATCATCATCCTCTAAAAGAGGAGCGGAATTGTCAAATTCAGACTTATCATAGTTTGAAAATCCATCTACTTTACGAATCTTCATTTTAAAGTTTGCACCTTCCCACAAATCAAATGGATTTCGTGGAGTCTCATCTTCAAAAGAAGGATTCATCATATCATTGACCTTATCGAAGATCTTCTTTCCATATTTGAAAAGACGAACAGTTCCTTCATTCTCTGGATTGGAAGGATCTTTGACAATGTAGACGTTGGAAATATAAGTCAATCGACGCTTCTGCTTGCGAGCGATATCCTTGTTTGCCTCAATACCAGAATTCCACAAAGAAGTGTTATATTCTGATACTGGATCTTTCTGACCAAGAGTGGTCAGAGAGTTTTCGATGTACCATCCACCTGGACCTTGGAATCCATGATTGAATGTCCGTACCCAAGGTACATCTTCTCCCGTTGGAGCAGGAAGAAAGCGAATGACTGCATAGCCATTACCAGACTTATCCAGTGCTGTGCGCCAGAAGCGATCATCATCGCCATTTCCAAAAGAGGGACTATTGATTTTCTCTGTCTCTTTGATTAGAGACTCTAGAGACTTGTTGCGGTTTTTCTTCATAGTTGCAAAAGACATAATATCCTTTCGTATTGCGTTGTATTTGAAGTATTAATCGTATCCACCAAATTCATAATATAACTATATTATAACACAGTTTCCACATTTGTCAACACGCTTAGTATTGACTTCATCCTATTCTCATCCAGCGAAATAAATGGTTCATACTGAATACACTTATGCTGGAACCTTGACCACCCACCTGCATCTTGAATTTGAGAATCAAAATGAGGAAAGAAATTAAGGAATTTATTTAAAATAATAAAGGTTTCAATACAAATATGTCCACCATCGACAAACACATATAATGGTGGATAAGATGTGCTCTTTCCCACAAGGAAAAGTGCATCAAATTCTTTACTTGTATTTATTTCACTTCTTATGAAGTCTAAATCATTTTGAAAAAAGTAAGACAATGATTGCTGTTTCTTTTTCCATTCTGTATAGACTTTTTCTGCATCGGTGGTACATAAATGACCACCAGCAATTTTGAGATCCATTATCATATTGGAGACACAAAGATTCTTAAAATCTTCAATTTTGTGTACTCTCGCTAGTTTCTCAAAATATACCCAATCTGTTCGTTTATGATAAGCCCTTACTGACGTTCGAACTCTACCTTGTTTTTTAAAGAAATCATAATTTCCATTTGGCATGAAATGTCTTTTAATGGCGAGGTAAAAACAATATGCCTCATATCCTGTCATACCGGAAGTTTTGCTGTCTTTGGTAAAAAGTTTAAATTTTCTGCTTCTTCTCTAATCTTTTGTTTTAATTTTCCAGTAATCAGAGTTGCGGCAGTTTCCGGTTCCATTTCATTTTGTTCACAATAAAATAAAACAGAATCCATATAACCCATTTTAGTCTCATTTACTATATCTTCTATTTTGAGAAAAAACTCTTTTGCGGAATTTAAGTTTAATGCCATTATTTTATTTCCTTTACTTGATCACAAATCCCGAGATTTTTTGCTTCCATAGCATCCAACCATATATCTTGTGGTGGAAGAAGATATTTACGAATCTTCTTTTCTGTCAATCCAGTACATTTTTTATAATGCTTCAACATTCTTGTAGTAGTTAAATCAAACTCTTTCTGAGCTGCAAAAAGTTCATGTTCTTTACCATATGTACCCCAAGTAAATTGATGTGATAAAATTGAGGTATTTGGAGTTAAAATTCTTTTTCCAGGACTTCCAGAAATAAAAATTAATAATCCAGCAGAAGCAATCATACCAAGCCCCGTCGTTTTAACTGGAATTGCAGATCCCCTCATTACATCAATAAGAGCAAAAGCTGCTGAAAGATCACCACCTGGAGAACAGATCACCAAATTCAGTTCTTTATGTTTTTTTTCTGTATTTTTAAAATTAGATTCCAATATCCATTCGATTGCTGTCTGAACAGAACCTATCAGAATATCATCCATCAATAAATGGACACCAGCATCAACTAGACCACTAACTTCTTTTTTAGTTTCTTCACTTGCCATAATATAAAATTAATTTAAGGTTATCGAACTATATTGTTCTTTTTTCTATAATCATCAATTGCTCCCTTAATAGCATCTTCCGCCAAAACAGAGCAATGAATCTTGACAGGGGGAAGAGAAAGTTCTTCCACGATGTGCGTATTTTGAATTGAACTCGCTTCATCGATAGACATACCCTTAATCCATTCAGTCGCCAACGAAGAACTTGCAATTGCACTTCCACAACCAAAAGTCTTAAATTTGGCATCGACAATCTTTTCATTTTCTACCTTTATTTGAAGTTTCATTACATCTCCACACTCAGGTGCACCCACAAGGCCAGTACCGACAGACTTATCCCTACTATCCATACTACCAATATTTCTCGGTTTTTCATAATGCTCCAATACTTTTTCTGAATATGCCATTTATTATTTCCATCCTAAGTGTTGTTTACCATCTGCAGGAATATCCTTTATTGGTGTGAAACTTTCGCCACATCCACAGACATGCTCGTACTTGAGCCGTTTAAATATAAACCCTTGTTCTACTAAATTACCTATTTTATAATCTACTTCCACATCTCCAATTATATCATTAAGTATGTATCCATCTACTACCAATTTAACATCATTCTGTATAAAAACTAAATCTTCTGGTTTAACTCTATCTTCAACATCTAAACTATATTTCCATCCAGAACAACCACCTGAATTTGCTCCTACTCGTAAATAGGAATTTTCGATGTCTTTATTTTCGTCTTCAATCATTTCCTTAAAAACGTTTGCAGCTTTTTCAGAAATTTTAAGTTCACATCCAGCTTGGTATGTGTCCATTTTCTTCCTTATGTTCATGCATGAATGAAGTCCTACAGCCACACGAACCCTTTGCTGAAGGATTATTAAATTTTAATCCCCTATCATTCAAATTATCTGACCAATCAATTTCCGTGTCTTTAATATACAAATGACTTTTTTTATCTACCAAAATACCTAATCCAAATGATTCAAATTCCAAATCGAATTTTCCTTTTCGGCTTTCAAAATCTACTGTATAAGTAAATCCAGAACAACCACCACCTTTAACTCCAACTCGTACTACGGTATCATTAGAAACATCTTGTTCACTCATTATACTTAGTACTTTATTTGCAGCTTTCTCTGTGAATGAGATCAATCAAAAGTCTCCTCTTGTTACTGCAGTAATTTTATCTATATGTGCATTGAGAATATCTGTTCTACCTGGCCAACGAATATATTCTTTTTTATCGCCATCTTTAGCAAGATTTTTGAGAAGTGGAAGAATCAATTCTTCTACCGCATTCATTTTTGTGTTCCATTTATCATTGAGTTCTTCTTTACGATCTAGAAGATCATCTTGCATAACTCTCATACTATCAGTTAAACTAGAAATTTTAGATTCAATTTTTTCCAGTTCTGGCTGAATACTAGCTGCTGCAGACGTAACAACTTCTTTTTCTCTATCTACTGTTATTTTCTGTTCAGCTTCATATTCATCTAAACTTACTGTACTGAAACCAAAATCATTTAAATCATCCATTGTTACCTCCGTTTAATTCGCGGGTTTCTTGATTTTCAGCATCTTCTTTTTCTTTGAACCAATAATCTGTAGATTTTGCTAACACGGCCACATATGCGCCAACCATGATATTAATTAAGTCACGTGATTCATCTGGTAATATACCAAAAAACAATAACCATATTAAAAACAAAAAAGTAAAAACTATAATCATGGACAATGTAAATCGTGCCCACCAATTCAACTTCTTTCTTGTTTCGATTCTTTCATGTCTAAGTGCTTCCACTGGATTTTTCTCCCACAATGCTTCTTCCGAAGCGATTACCATTTCAGAAGTGGTGTTCACCTTACCATCTCCGGCTCGAGCTTCTCGAGCATTTTTCATAAGATTCTTTGGAATTTTTATGGCCATTAATTTTCCTTAACTAAATTCTTCGTATTTGATGCCTTGTTCTGCAAGGAATGTTCGATTTTTCATGTGTTCAGAATGAACATCATCTTTGTTTTGACCATGATATCCAACCGCATAACCATTTTCACACATCCACTTGTTTATATTTGTCCATCCACCAAACTCATGCCCATCTTCTGTACAGTTGATCCAAAGTTCACCTAGAACTCTGCCGAACTTACCTCTGCTATCTGATTCTGGACATCTACATTGTATTTCAATATCATCTCTATCTGACATGACTGCCCAATGTACCCACGATTTGAGAGCAACCGATGAGAGTTTTCCATAAAACTTTTCTTCCAAATCTCGCGTTCGTGATTCGGGGGTGTCGATTCCGAGCAGACGGATTCTATTGCATATCCGTACATCGAAACCTAAATCAAAAACAGCATCAATAGTATCTCCATCAACAACTTTTTCT